CTTGATTTTTTAAAACAGCAGGATAAGTGCCGGGACTCCTTCATGGACTATATCCGGTACATCTGGCCTGAGTTCATTGAGGGTGAACACCACCGTGTTATCGCGGATCGCATGACAGCTGTCGCCAAAGGTGAGTTAAAAAGGCTGATTGTCAACATGCCACCCCGTCATACGAAGTCTGAGTTCGCCTCGATCTACTTTCCATCGTGGATGATGGGACTCCAGCCCAAGCTCAAAATTATGCAGACCACCCACACAGCGGATTTATCCATAAATTTTGGTCGAAAGGTAAGGAACCTTATGGATACGGAGGAATATAAGCGTATTTTTTCAGACGTTAACCTCGCTGCTGACTCGAAGAGTGCAGGAAAGTGGCAAACAGCCAAGGGTGGGGAGTATTTTGCAGCGGGTGTAGGCGGTGCAATCGCGGGACGGGGCGCGGATGTGCTGATTATTGACGATCCGCACTCTGAGCAGGACGCATTGAGCATGAATCTACTGGATTCCTGCTACGAATGGTACACATCTGGTCCCAGACAGCGTTTACAGCCTGGTGGAGCCATCGTTATTGTGATGACTCGGTGGTCTACGATGGATTTAACGGGCAGATTGCTCAATCGACAGACTGAAACCAACGCAGATCAGTGGGAGGTCATCGAATTACCTGCCATATTTGAAGATACTGACGAAGTTTTGTGGCCTGAGTTCTGGAAGAAGGAAGAACTGGAGAGTGTCAAGGCTTCTATTCCTGTTACCAAGTGGAATGCGCAGTATCAGCAGAATCCTACCTCGGAAGAGGGCGCGATTATCAAGCGCGACTGGTGGAATATCTGGGATGATGATGATCCACCCCCGTGTGACTACATTATCCAGAGTTATGACACGGCGTTTAGTAAGAAAGAGACTGCGGATTACAGCGCGATCACCACATGGGGCGTATTTACCCCTGGTGAGGGTAAAGGGGACGCGATTATCCTGCTAGATGCGCAGAAAGGCCGATGGGATTTTCCTGAACTGAAAATGGTTGCGCAAGATCAGTACAATCAGTACAGACCTGACATGGTACTCATAGAGTCACAGGCAAGCGGGACTCCTTTGACCCATGAGTTGAGGGCCATGGGGATTCCTGTGGTGAATTACAGGCCGAGTCGGGGGAATGACAAGATGACTCGCGTTCATGCGGTGAGTCCTGTGTTTGAGGCTGGAATGGTTTGGGCGCCTGACCGTGTGTTCGCTGATGAAGTCATTGAAGAATGTGCTGCTTTTCCGTTTGCACCAAATGATGATTATGTGGATACTACGACTCAGGCAATTTTAAGATTCAGGCAAGGTAATTTCATTAACCTTCATTCTGACGAGGCTGAAGAGGAGATATACCGAGCAAAGCGCGCATATTACTGAGGAGTAATCAAATGGCCAGTCCAAAAAAAACCTTAACTTTATTTGATAAGATCGATGAGAAACTAACCCCATCGAAAGTTAAAGCAGCTAAAGAAAAATTAAACAGGCGACAAAGAAGAAGAAATAAAGAAGCAAAACCATTTGAGGCTGGAGTAGCTGGTCCTCAATTAAAAGCTGAAAGATTGGCCAAAAATAAGGCAGAGCAGGAAAAAATTAAAAACATTGGCAGAGGCGCTGTTTCAAAAAGAAAGAAAGCGATTGCAGGCGCTACTGCGGGAACCGCAATAGCTGGTGGAGTTGGAGCCGCTGCGGCTTTGTCAGGAAATAAAGAAGACAAGAAAACCGGACCTCAAAGCAGACGAAGCAGGCGCACTGAAAGAACCCCTGGAACAGCAGGTGGTACAGGCGGTCAGTTGTCTGGGGGCGCTGCAAGAAGGAAGAAAAGAGAAGCGACTGGAGGCCGTACAGCTGGTACAGCAGGTGGCACAGGCGCTGCACCAAAGACAAGAGGCAGGGTTGCAGGTAAGACTGGTGGTGCGAAAACGACTCAAAAGCCTGTAAAGCCAAAGCCAGCAGTAAAACCAAAGGTTGCTAAAGATCCAAAACCAGACGCATCTGAAGATACTGGAAAGAAAACATTCCGTGAGCGCAGACTTGCTAGGCTAAAGAAACGTCTCGAAGGTGCTGAAAGAGAAGGCAGGAAGAGGCGTTTGACTCGAAGGATCGGTCGAGTTGAAGGAAGAATAGAAAGATCCAAAGCCCGTAAAAAAGCAGATGGCGGCATGATGAAGTCCAAGATGTCATCCAAGGGTGGCAAGATGGGCGGTAAGATGGCCCCTGGTATGATGGGCGGTGGAATGGCTAATAAAAAACCAGTACCAGAAAGCAACAAAGGTTTGAAAAAACTGCCTAAAGATGTTCGCAACAAGATGGGCTATATGAAAAACGGCGGCATGGCCAAGAAGGGTTATTCCAAAGGTGGCGCGGTCAAGAAGAAATCCAAGCCTCGCGGCGTAGGTGCGGCTCTTCGTGGTTACGGCAAGGCAATGAGGTAATCCCTATGGCTAAATCAAAAAAACTTGCTGATCTTGCTCTTAAAGCAAAACAAAAAGCAGATCGAAAACTCGAAGGTGAAGCTTACAAAGAATATAAAAAAGCAGCTAAAGAACTTGGTAAAGCTACTAAGAAATTTGGTAAAGAAAACCCTGGAAAAACCAAACCAAACAAAGAGCTTCAGAAAAAATATGATGACATGTTCATGGCTAGAGATAGGTATGACACAAAAAAAATTGATCGAGAAGTTAAGGAGATGGCTAAACCATCTGAGGTTAAACTATATAGATCAAAAACATTAAAAAAGAAAAGAGCTGAAGCCAAAGCTAAAGAGAAAAAAGCTCTTAGAAAGAAAGATCCAGCAGTTAAACAAGCTAAAAAAGATTTAGTAAAGATGGGATTAACAGCTACTGGAATTACTGGCGCTGCGGCTGGAGCTGGGAAATTAATAGAAGATGCAGTTCTTTCTTTGAATAAAAAGCCCGTAAAGAAATCAGGCGGTGGAATGGCGGTTAAGTCTAGTTCTAGAAAAAACAAACCCCGTGGCGTAGGGGCTGCACTGCGCGGTTACGGTAGGGCTTTGAAGTAATGTCTTTTCCCAAAGGCGCAAGAGCAGGGAAGCAAGTCGTTGAAGCAGTTGCAAGACGGGCTAAGGCGGCTAATAGAAGAAAAGACAAGGCCAAAGAAGCTGAAAAGAAAGACAAGCGCAAGGCAATGGCCTTGGCTGGCGCAACTGGAGCCACACTTGCTGGCGCTGTCATGTTTGGTGGTGAGAAAGAGAAAGCAAGGCTAAAGAAAGAAAAAGAAAGAATAAAGAAGATTCAGAATAAAAAAGCGGGTGGTCTTGTAACCAGATGGGAGTCTAAGTGGGGATAAAATAATTGCCGTACCTCCAAAGCAACATCCCGCATTTCAAGGCGTGGGTGAGAAGGGAATACACAGTCAATCACGAAAGATACCATGGCGAGTTTTTACACGCGATGGTGATTGCTGTGACCACAATGCCTACTCGCTGTTTAAGCTTTCAGGTAATCTTTACTGGCTGTGAAGCCGATGGTGAAGATGACCCGAATGTGCATGGCGGTGCAATGTGGGCGCGTATGCCAATCACCGCATTAGTCGGTGATACCCCTTTTGAAGAATGGCCTATCCCTATGGCCGTACATGATGCCCAACCGTGGGATTGTTCTTCGCACACACATGCTGTTTATGTTCTTGATCGAGCCACGCCGTGTCCCTGGCTGGCTAAGATCGATGGCGAAATGTACCCCGCGAAATATCTGTTTACGGTGGACTATGCCGAGAATGAGATCGCAGATGATCCCGCACAGCACAAGCAGTCACATGTAATGGAGCTCTTGGATGCAGGGCCGTGGACGGGAAACATTGTTGCATTACCAAACAATCGAGTGAGGGTGACACACCCAGCCTGGTTTGAAACCGGACAAGGCGCACCAGACTTCAAACCTTCCCAACATATTCATTACAGTAAATCGGACTTGGATTATACGCTGGATGTCAATAGAATATTTGACAACCTGTACGCAGACAAAGAGTAAGCCATGGCTATTGAAAGAGGCGTTGATGAAATCGACATAGATGAGCTAGGCATCGAGGACAACTCCAAGGAGATTTTAATCGGTGAAGAAGCATCATCTGACGAAATAATTGATAGCATGGGTGAAGATGACATCCAGACCCTTGATGACGGGACGATGGTTTTTGGTATGGAGGATGAAGCCGTACCCAATATGATGGGCGACTTCAACCAGAACCTAGCTGAAATAATGGATGACCAGGATTTGGGCAAGATCTTCAGTGATTGCATGGGTGATGTTCAGGATGATATCTCATCCAGAAAAGAATGGATGGACCAGTACAAGGAAGGGCTTGAGTTCCTCGGCATGAAGTTCGAGGACCGCACAGAACCTTTCGAGGGTGCATCAGGTGTTATCCACCCTCTACTGGCTGAATCAGTCACCCAGTTTCAGGCACAAGCCTATAAGGAAATGCTGCCCCCTGGTGGCCCGGTTAAAACTCAAACAGTGGGTTTGGGTACGCCACAGACTGATTTACAGGCAGCGCGTGTACAGGAATACATGAATTATATGCTGACTCAGGAGATGAAAGAGTATGATCCTGAGACAGACCAACTGTTGTTTTATCTCCCCTTATCGGGAAGTGCGTTTCGTAAAGTTCATTTTGACCAGTCGTTAAGCCGTCCGGTTTCAAGATTCATACCCTCTGAAAAGTTAATTGTTCCATATGGAACATCCAGTCTGGACAGCGCAGTAAGAATCACTCATGTCATTGACATGCCGACTAATGAAGTTAAAAAGCTTCAGCTTTCAGGGTTTTACAAAAAGACCCCGATGTCTGGCAAAGGCACAAATGTAGATGGCTATGATGAGGTCGATGAAGAGATTGATGAGCTTCAAGGTGTCAAGCCATCCGGTTCTACAGACTACGAAGCAGAATTGTATGAGATGCACATTGAACTGGATATCCCTGGCTTTGAAGACGTAGACGCACA